ATTCAGTTCAAAGAGTTGATCATTTGCTGCACTCTCAAGTGCTTGCTCAACTGTGAGGAACAGTCTTCTAACATTGATTCTGTCAAAGGCAGAAGCATATGAAAGACCAGTCTTATCACCAAACAGCACAATACCTTGACCTGCCTGATTGATTACAGAGTTGACTCTGTTGCCATAGAGGATGTCTCTCTGTGCTTTGTTGGGATTGTAAGCCAGTTTGACAGCATTATTAATAGTTCCTCTCTGCTGTCCAGCAGGTGAGAACCATGGGAATGACTCAATGCTTGTTCTAACCATCAGACCAGCAATATCACCATTCAGAGGAATATATCTGAAGGTGTTGTTGAATCTGTCATAGATGTACTTGTAACCTGAGTCAAGCACTGCATAAGAAGAAGATTGAACAGGTGAATAGAAATTCACCACAGCATTGGTCTGAGCAGTTGTGTCTGTTGAACCAACAATGTTAGTTCTATCAGGTGAAACAGTTGCAATACAATCCTTTCTTTGATCTGCAATAGAGATCAGGAGATTTGCTTTTGCTTGTGACTGGACTGTATCACTACAACCAGGACCCATAATCAGATAATCAACTGAAATCTCATCCTTATTAGCAAATAGATTGTAAGATTTGGTCAGATCTCCAAGATCTGCACTCATTCCTTCATTTGCTCCATAATCTTGACCACCTAACAGTGTGTAAGATACATTACCAATCACATCAAACTGTGTGTTCTGTGCATCAAGACCCCAGACACCACCACCAGTAGCAATCTTTACAAATCCAGAACTAAATCCAGAAGCAGTTGGAACTGTGTTGTTGTAGGAATCATTACCACTAGAAAGATTTCTTCCAGCAAAGATGTACTGAGAATTCAGTGCAATGAAATCCTTATACCAAGATTTGGTGGGTGCATCACCATCAGTTTGACCATCAAGTGCTTTAGAGAGGAAGGTGTGTCTTTCAAGGATATTTCCCTGGATGCCAGTTACCTTACCTTCATCATCAACAACTGCAACGTGGAGAGCATCGTTTCTTCCACTTCTTGTAGCAGTGTAATTTGTTGTAAGAGGTTTAGGTGCAAGTGTCTTCCAGAAGACTGTTGAGTTAGTCAGACCAAGTGTCTGTGAATCATACCAATCTGTTGCAGTTACTACAGTATGGGATTCAGGTGAAGCTTCTTTGCCTGTCTGAATACCAGCATTGTTGAAGACCTGAATGGTATCTGCTGCTTCAATAGATCTTGAAGCATCTCCTTGCTGATAGTCCAGATTTGTCTCAGTTCCATCAGATGAAACTCTTGAAACAATTCTGACATCAATAGTGCTAGCACCATTTGTTGCATCAGTTGAAACACCAGTAATGATACCCTTAAGGTGACCATTAAATACTGAAGTTGTACCTGCTCCTGGGATTACAGCACTTGAAAGTGTTGTTGTAACGCCAAATCCAATCAGGATGTTTGAGTCTGCAAGACTGGTTGTGTTGATACCAATGATTTGGTCAGCTTGGTTATCAATAACACAAACTTTTAATCCATCAGCATATGAACCAGGATTTCTTGAGGCAAAATTCCAGTCATCTGCAGTGGTATAGTTTAGGTTATAGTCATCATAACTCTTGATCTTAAGAGTTGTGGTTGATGCAATACCTACACCTGCATTGGAATTCTTAAGGTTTGAACCATCAGTTCTTACAACCTTGAGTACTCCTCCATAGGTCAAATATTCAGATGCAGTGAGCCAATACTCATACTGTCTATCATTGTTTTGTGGTTCTCCAAACACTTGGAGAAGTTGTCCTTGGGTAGAAATATCAGTTGGTTCATCTACTGGACCCTGTGTAAAGGGAGCAGCAATTGCACCAATATTATCTAAAACATTATCAGCTCTACCAACTGTAAGATCAACCTCTCTGACAATTACGCCTGGAGATAATTGAGGAGTCGCCATGTTTCTCTCCTAAAATGTCTCAGTTTAACTACAAAATATTTAGGAAAAAGGGCATTTTGAGTGGGGAAACTTGTGGTGAACTACCAATCTGGATAATTCCAGTCTACAAATGGGTCTGTTTTCTTTTTATATTCAAGCACTCTTTTGATTGTGCATTCCTTACATTCATAAGAGTATGATGATGCTACTGGTCCTCTATCTCTTCTGGTTCTGTAAAAACTATCAACTAGATTTTTTGTTTCACCACAGGATCTACACTTCCTAGTATCAAGGAGCAAATGTCCTAACTTGATTTGCTCATCAAAGTTCATCAGTTATAGTCCCACATGTAGGACATATCTCCATAGGTTGCTGTAGTCCACCTGTCTCCTTCTGCATCCACAAAACTATTATCATCAAATCCATCATTGATAAAACCAAAGGGTGCCATGTCTTGCTCAATCTGTTCTTTTTGTTCTTCGTATAATCTCTTTCTGACATCTTGATCAGTCAACTCCTTAAAATAATCTTGTGCAACTAACCAAGCATAAATGACCAGACACATAGCAAGGTCATCATTACATCCTTCCTCTGCTTCAAATGAATTATGCTTAGAAATAAATGTAGTCAGTTCAGAGATAATCTCATAGTCACAGAATTGCAACTTATCCTCCTCAATCATTGTCTTGAGGTTAAGTGAACCAACCTTCTTTACAGTCTTAGACATCTTAACACCCAATTGGGTCTTACTGCCTGAGAATCCTTGACCCACAATCTGACCTGCTCTTCCTCTCATGGAGCACATAAGAATATTTTGATACTCTAGATCATACTGTAAAATTGAGGCAACCTGGTCACCAACATCATTCACCTCACATAGAATAAATGCTTCATTGTATTTCTTTGCTACCTCATAGATTACACTAGGAAACAACATAGGTTTAATAGTGTTATCTCTATACTTTGCTACTACTCTATGTGGAAACTGTGTTATGTCAACAACAATAAAAGCACTGTAGTCATTACCAACACCGCGTGCAACATCAACAGTGATAGCGTAATCATGTTTATTCCTTGCTGCTTCATAGACATCTAAACCAGCATTCCTTTGAAGGGGTTGTTCATATATTAGCGTCTTTAACTTACTTGCTGCAATCAGTGTGTCAACAGATCCTAAAAATTCACACTCAAACTCAATCTTAAACTGCTGCTCAGATGTGTTTGCAATAGTTTGCTCTTTCCATTTACTGTCCCTACCTGGAACTTCTGACCAGTGAACATCAGTTGGGACATATTCATTCCTACCCTTCTCTGCATCATGCCACATCCTATAGAAGTGGTTCATACCATGAGGGGTAGAAACAATGATTACCTTCGTTGATTTACCAGAAGTAATAGTAGGATAAACAGATGCAAAGAAGGCATCTGCAATATGGTTTGGAACGAAGGCAAACTCGTCGAGGAAGAGAATGTTGAACGACATGCCTCTGACAGCACTTGCAGACGTAGAAGCTGCCAATATCTTACTGCCATTTTCTAACTCCAATGAACCCTTGTTCCATGATAATATACCCTGTTGCATCCATTTAGGTAAGTTCTCATATGCAATCTGTAATCTACTGAGAAGTTCCCTAGCAGTGGATGCTTTGTTTGCTAGGATGCCTATATTAACACTGTCATTGAAAACAGCATAGTGTAAAAGGAAAGAGACAACTGTAGTAGATTTGCCAGTCTGTCTGGGCATCTTACAGATGTTGAATCTGTTCTCATGAAAGTTCTTTACCAGTTTTTCCTGGAAGTCATATAGTTTGAATGGTTGAAGACCATGATCCAGAGTAACAATCTGGACGTAGTTCTTTGCAAAATATACTGGATCGTTCTTACACCTAATATACTCTTGAATTTGCTCTTCAGTAAATTCAATAGCAGTATTTGCTTTTTTTAGATTAGGATTACCAAGATAAATTTCACTCATAAATTGATTAGCAATTCCAGGCTCTGAGTGATTTATTTATTCTTGAATCTGGATCTCTTGCAGTCTTCTTGGAAGTTAATTTAGCTTTCATCCCCTTCATCCTGGCACAGAAAGATGCTCTGCGAGGGTTGCCAACTTTTTTTGATGGTGCTTTTAAATCAGAACCAGGATTCTCACGCTCATAAGACTTACGTCCTTTTTCATTGAGACCTCCTTCCTGGTTCTTACCAGACTTTTTTGTCCAGGCAGCTCCTTCAGAAACTTCAGTCTCTTCACCAACATTGATCATCAACTCTCCAGGTTGATAGTTTGCTTTATCAAATCTCTTAAGTTGGCATCCAGGATATACTTTATCAAGTGCTCCCTGAACATCTGTTCTGCTGGGTGTTCCTACCTCAGGGAAGAAGATCTTCATAAGCATTAACTTACCTTTAAAGGTAAACATCACTTGATAGACATTCCCAGTTTGAGCAGGAACTCTGATTGCCTCATCAATTTCACGTAGACCTGTTCCCTCACAATGTCTGCAACCCTCACCTAAACACTTAGGGCATTCTTTCTGTTCCTTGACTTCTACTTCTTCTTTCTGGGTCTTTTTCTTCTTCTTGACACAGTTTGGATATCTCTTACCAAACATTGTCTTCATTCCTTTCTTCTCATAACCATCCCAACAATCTTCACCCATGACTTGAACTTCAATGCCTGCTTCTCTCATCGCATTGATTTGAATTTGAGAGAGTTCAGGTAGTGCCAGAAACTCTTCTTTCTTTGTGGAATTGCCATAGTTCTTAGCACCTTTCTTGCGGCACTGAACTAAACGACCAGAAGCATAAGCAGAGGGCCAGACACTTGCAGATGCCTTTACTTTGTGGTAACAAGCATCTTTTTTACCTTCCTTTTCAAGAATGGTTTCTTCTTTTTGAGTTTTCTTCTTGGTATTCACGTGGATTGCAGCCCCTTTTCTATCTGGATTTGGATCATTTGCTCTCTTGCGTCTTACAGAAGCACCTCTCTCTGCTTTAGACATACTTGCTGCTTTCTCTTTAGATAAACACTTTGGTTTAGGACCATCACCCTTTCCATCACCGTCTTTATCTTCACGTGCACATTTGCCAACCTTTTCTCCTTTGGTATTGTAGCGATCCCATCCGCCTCCAGTAGCACTACCCTTAGGACCCTTGCCAAACCAATCTCTAAGATTTTCGTTAATAGTCACAATATTAGTAGAAAGTCTCTCTTTTTATTTATAAAGGAATTCAATCTGGAACATCTGGAGTAACTGGCCAAGTTACATCTAATGGATTAGATTTTGATGTTGTAATATCTCTCAGTTCTTGTATATAAGTATCAAGTTTACTAATGTCATCTGTTGTAGTTGTTATTCCAAGTCTTACTTCACTATGATATCTGAAAACTCTCCATTCAATCTCTTTAATTCTTTCATTTCTAGCATCTCTAATTTCTTTCCAAAGACTATCAGTTTTAGATGCAATCTCTGCATCAGTCAAAGCAACAACTTCCCATGCTGATCCATTCCAAATAACTTTTTCAGTATCATCATTAAATGATGGATTTTCTCCTGCAGGAACATATCCAGCATCAGCAATTTCTTCTTCAGTAAATGTAGAAGAATCTGTGCGAGTAAGACCAGAAGAAAGACGAATTCTTTCTGGTAAAGGTTGTGGAAATTGATTATTATGTGAATAAAGCATTTTAGTTAGTTTGAATAAACAGCAATATACAGACTATCATTAGGATCCATTGCAGAACCAGTATAACCTGCAAGAGCATGAATAACTCTTATCCATTCTTGTCCTTGAAAATAATATAAAGGACTTCTCAATACAGCACCACTATATCTAGTAGATCCACTAGTTTCTCTAAAGGCATAGTATGTGTTACTAGATTGAGAAATAGTAGCATCTCCAACTGATGCTATAGTGCCCCCTGAATAATATGAATTAGATATTCCATCAGCAGTCCCAGTATAGGAAGAACCAGTGCCTGTTGACCAACTCCATCTGTTACTATTTGCAGAAGTGCTCAAACTAGTGTAACTATGATTTTTTGCTGATGCAGGAGTGATTGGAAATCCAGTTGAAGAGGATCCATTCATCGCAGTATATGATGTCTGCCAGGAACTTCCAGATCCTCCGTTAGAAGTATTAAAAATCCAAGATTGAAGCAAAGTGGTTCTTGTTGAATCTAAGATCTGAATACCTGCTACAGAAATATCATTATAAAAAGTTGTTGCTGCAGTAACTTTAATTCCAAGATATATTCTTCCGTATGATGCTGCAGAATTGGCAAAATCAGTTTGTACTTCACTAACATCATATCCGCCATTATAGTCAGAACTGTTGCCCATGAAGCTATCAGAACTAATAAATCTCCTACTAATTTCATAGAATGATGATGTAATGTCTTGACCTGTAGAAACAGCAGCATCTCCTATTGTCAAATCCTCTGTTTCAATTAAAACTTGACCATAATCAATGCCAGCAGCATGCCATGATATAATTTCAATTTTAACAACATTTGATTCTGATAGACCATCTCCAACTGGGTTAATAACAAAACTTCCAGTGTTATTCGTAATATAAAAAAGTCCAGTCAATCCACCAGAAAAATCAGCAGCATCAACAGCTGTTCCAGAAACTGTTTGAATTCTGTAATATAACGGTGTGTTATTACCATAACCAACTGTATTCACAGTAAATGTATTATTTGTTTCCTCATTCAAAGTAGTTCCATTATCACTTGAAATAGAATCTATTTGCTTTTTGGTCCAAACATCACCAGTAACCTCTGCAGTATATTGATCGTAGATGCCATGCACACCACTATTCACATACAGTTCCAATTCTTGTTTTGGTCCTATTATTCCTGAATTACCTCTCATTATACATCTCCAGTATTAGTAGATGGGAATGATCTTCCTGCTCCCCAAATAATTCTTACTGCTCCACCTGAACCATTGCCACCTTTATTGTCAGTGCCACCTCCACCTCCTCCACCATATTCACCACCAGTTCTCGCCTCAGTTCCATCAATAGGATTAGTATCGTAATTATTAGTGTAAATTCTACCAGCACCTGCATATCCATCACCACCACCAGATCCTCCAGCGCCAGCACCATTAGCTGTTGCAGTACCACTAGATGATTCACCTAGTATTCCAGTTCCACCACCTCCAAATCCCTTAGTAGAACCATTATTTCCTCCACCAGCACCACCACCACCATTTCCAGCAGTGGGATTAAAGCCAAAA